TGGCAACTACAGCCAACAACTTGTAGTCGTTCAATCTCACTCCTTCTTGGGTTTACTAGGCGTTTTTTGCGCTGCCCGTTGCGCTTGCTGTACAGCCATTTGAGCGCGGTGTTTAGCCGCGTCCATGCCTATACGAACTCCTTCCATCTCACTTTGCCGCGAGAGTTTGTCTTTTGCAGCGGCTGCTGTAGCCGCGACTTGCATTGCCGCAATCTCTTTCTGAGACGCAATACGTGACTCTTCGATACGCATCTGGTCGGCCTTGGCCGCAGCGTCGATCTGTTGCTTTTGCTGTTTGAGCTTCAACTCCTCCATCTTGATCTGGAGTTCCTGCATCTGCATCTGGACGATAGGGTCTTGCATCTGTTGCTGAGCCTGCTGTTGCTGGGCTTCCTGTTGTGCTTGCTGTGTAAGCTGCTGGGACGCCTGCGCTACGGCTATCGCAATCTGATCGGCAATCTCGGGTGGGATGTGCTTGTTTTGCTCTTCGCTGGGCAACGGTGCGCCAAGAGCCATCTCGATTTGTTTGCGGTACTCAAACGCCATGTGCTCATTAACGTGGGCCATCGCCGCTGCCATGATCGCCTGCGCCTGTGGGTTCATCTGCATCAACTGCTGAATCTTCGGATTCTGGATTGCAGCCATGTGCGCCTGAATGTGAGCCTCATGGTTCTGCTCAATGAACGCCTTGACGGGCTTCATAACCAACAGATTCTGGTTCTCCTGCACAGGGTCCACAGGGATGGCATCGTCTTCGATCGGCACCAACTTGGCTGCATTCTTGACACCCAACACCTCGATCATCTGACGGTGCAACAGGGGCAGGTTGTACAACTGTGGGGCTGACTGAGCAAGCTGGAGGACCGCCTGATACTGCACAACCTTCTGGGCCATCGTGCTGGCGTTGGGGTCGCTCACAGGGATCACGTCCACCAATTCATAGTCACCCTTCTTGGCCTTGCGGCTACCCTCTATAGGCTCATAGTCATACTCGTCCGGGGTGTAGTCGGCAATGATGACCTTCAAGAGTTTGAACTCTTGCTTCATCGTGAAGTGCATCCGCGCTTGCACGGCTCCCATCACTTTCAAAGTGCGCTCAAGGATGGCCAATGTGGTGCCCACGGGGGCTTGACTGCTCATGTCGCTGACCTTCATGTCGCCGCTGGAAGCGAACGAACGCCCCTCTTGGACGATGCGATCAAACAGTTGATACAGCACTTGGCTTGGCTCTTTGTACGGCAAGGGCAGGATGTTGTCCCTGATGGAGCCACTGGGGACGTCTACATCTCGGAACTCTCCGGGCTGGATGGGGGTGTCGTCTCCTTTGATTCGGAGCCCACGGGATTTGAGACCGCCCGGCAGGTTAGAAAGGGTGCCTGCGTCCACAAGCTGACGAATGAGCATAGTGGCTGATTTGGCATAGCCACCAATAAGATGAATAAGGCCGTACCCATAGAACCCAAACCCTGGAATGTATTGATAGTGAACAAAGTGCTGGCGCTTGATATGGAGCTTGTCGCCCTCGTACCAATTTCTCCGTATGGCCACGATCTTGCGCGTGCCCTTTTCAACAGTTACAACGTATGGCAGTGCAATACCAGTCAGCCGATTCTTCTTGTCCTTATCTTCATACCCGGCCAAGTCCAGATCGACGTGCATCTCAAGGAACCTATAGCGGTCGTCTTGTATCGCAGACATGCCCATCTCCTCGGCCTTCTGCTTCTCAATGTCGTCCAAGTCATGCGTGGGCTCGCCCAGGTCCACGTCCATGTAGAACCCAGCCTCCATGAGCTTGGTCACCTCATTCTTGGTCTTGCGCATAACGTGCGTGACCCGCTCCGCAGTCTCCAAGTTACTCGCGCCGTAGGGCACAACGATGTCTTCAGCGGGGATGAACACCGCCATCTGGCGTCCCTTGCTTGGGTCGTAGTACACCTTCTTGAACGCACTGCCCGCAATGGGCAAGTTCCACAACATCTTCTCGTGCTCGGGGCGGTACTCGTACATCACGTCGGTCAACTGATAGTTCATGTCCTCACGAACTCGCGCCGCCGCTTCTTCTACCTCCGGGGTGTCTTTGCCAAGAATGACAGTCTTCACAGGCCCAGCGGCTGGGAACGTCTCGGTGATACCTTCGCTCTGGAACCTAACTACGCTCTCAGTGAGCATGGGGTGGAACACACCACAAGCACCTTGCCACGGCTCCGTGCGGTCTTCGTACTTCAAGCCCAACAACTTCAGCCCGTCCACATAGGTCTGCATCCAGTCCTTGCG